GAACCTCTTGTCTATCGGATCACTCGAATGCCTTGGGTTCCATGAGAACCACAGCTCCGACTTGTCCTTTCGTATCGTCGGGATAAGTATCTCCAACGAGTTATCCGAGATTGTCTGAGCCTCCTCGACCCAGGCTATGTCTATTCCTTCCATGCTCTTGATCTGGTCTGCCGTCATCTTACCCAGACCGGCAAAGATAAAGTTCGTCCCGTTCTTGCCCCGTATCTCTGTTTGGTACGATTGATAAAACGACTCCATACCAAAGTCGAATATCTTGTCGTCCAGTAGCTGCTTAACGGAATCCTTGATACTTAACTGAACCTCACGAGCGCATAGTATACGGAGAGGCTTCTCACCCCCACGCATCAGCAAAGCTGTCGCAAACGAATGAGACTTGGCTGAACCTCGACCCCCGTAGTATGCTTTATATCTCGCGGGCTGTCTTAGATCCTCAAACGCTCTCGGAAGAGTCACTGTCTGCATACTTAACCGTAAACGACATATTCAACGGATTGCTTTCGTCGCCCTTGAGTTCAACGCTCGATAAATCGGGCAGGGTTTTCTTCAATAAACCCAGCGCAACTGTTATCTGTTCCCGGCTCATCTCGATCGGCTTCTTTGTTTTCGGATCGACTCCATCCAATACAAATGAATTCAACCTGTTAACGAGCTGACTCGTCTGTATTTTCTCCCGCGTTCTGGCGTCATGTTGTGGGTTTAATCTTCTAGCCATTACTGTTCCCAGGTTATTTAATCTGTGCTGGATACCTAAGTTTTTCTGTCAGTGGTGTATCCGCAGGGAGATTATGAAAAGAACCAGAATACGCCTATGAAAAATAAAACTACTATCGTCCCTAGAAGTAGCTCCCGCTTGTCAATCATGCCTTCTTTTTTTTCTTGATCTTCTTCCCGGACTTCTTGGAGTATTTTTTAGCCGCAGCCATACCCTTCTTTGAATAAGCAAAATGTCTACCGCCTACCTTCGGCATATCAGACCCCCATTAAGATCAGTAAAATTGTTAACCACATCAGTGCATACTCGGTATTTGAAAATCCATTAATCCCAGCATTCCTCTCGCCATAAACTCTTCGGCGAAGAACTCGGCCTCTTCCATGCTGGTAAACTCGACAACAATACGGGCCTCGAATATGGCGTCTCCGCCTTTTTCCGATTCAATAACATCAACCCGTTCTGCCTCCATCGTTGCCCCCATAGAAAAACCCGCGTCCTAATTTTAGGCACACGGGTCCAAGCACGAAACTAGGCTATTTTGAAATTGATGTCAACAGTTTAGAATTGTTCTAAAGTATATGAAGGAAAACATCGACCAACACCGCGATTATATCAAGTATGTCCATTATCCTTTCTCATGCAATCTTTTCGGAGACATTACCTTTGTCACCTTTGATATTTCAATTTTAAGTCCATCAAAATTTTCTGATTTGTCATCATCAACCTTTAACCCATAACAAACATCTCTCCATGATAAAGAGTGCATAGCAGTACCCCTATGGTGTTTATGTGCAATTACATCAAACCAGTATTTATGAAGAATCATGGTAATTGGTTCTGTAGTCATTACCCTTTCTCCTGTAGTTTCTTCTCAAGTTCCTTCAATTTCTTATTGGCTTCCAGGGTGTTGGGTATCCATACAAACTTCCGCACCCATCCCTTCTCCTTCTGCCGTCTCACAAAGTCCCGCACTCTCTCAGCGGAACTCTTTGCCATTAGCTTTGCTCCTATTCAAACATGGCTTGATAAAGATTATTCATCTGTTCTTTTGAATTTTCATCAACCTCAGTATTGTCAATGCAACGCCTGAGTTGATCTGTTGCCCACTGTTCCCCCTTTGTCGGATAAATCTTTACAATTTTAGCAACTACTTCATCAAATTTAGTCATCTGTTTTCTCCTTGTTTCAATAGATATAATATACGTTAGTGCTAACGATATGTCAACTAAATATGACAAAAAAGTAAAGAAAAATTGACAGGCTTTAGGAGCGTTCCCACCTGTAAAATAGATGAGACCCTATCTTCGCGGTGAAGGTTTTATAGATTTTCCAGTCTGGCTTGACGTAATCCGCGTGGTAATGTGTCGCCCCGTCTGTAACGTCCTCGATCCTTCCCGTCAGAACCAGCTTTGCAATGAGGAATGAAAAGTTAAACGCATTTTCATCCAACGGTTTGTCAGATCGCCCGTCACAATACCATGAAAATTGACACTGGTTTTTTATGGGGAACCCATTGGAATAGGTTTTAGCCTGTTTGACTACAGAACAAATATCATTCGGGTAGCGTTCGTCTTTTACCCGATTCAATACAACGTGCGCGGGCGCGGCCATAGACAAAAGAGTTGGCTCACCCCTGGCCTCGAAATAAATATTTAACGCTAAACAAAGCAGTGCCGACATTTCACCCTCATGGGAATGGGTCGAGCGGGAAAGGAGCCGGTCATGTCAGCCGGTGGGCGCACCGCTCAACCCTTAACGACCTCCCAAGCCGTTCAACATCGCGCCCGAAATTAATAATCCTTGATCGCTGTTGAGAATAATTTCCAGTCACACTCGTGTCCTTCAACGATACAGTTGACAATCATGTTCAAACCTGGAGACCCGAACCGACCCAGCACCCCACTCGACCAGATTAAATATCTCCTGACTTCCTTAGGCTCTTTCTCTGTATTCGTGCCGCTCGTTCCTCTTGGACTATCCAACCTTTCATAATCCAAGGTCTGGAAATCAACCTCGCTGCGGATATACTTTACAGCCCTCCTGATTCCCCATACTGATTCCTGTAAAACCGAGTTGAGCTTTTTACTTTCAGCCCATACTAAAATTGGGTCACGCTTTACCTTCTTTAAAGTCTGCTTGGTCGCCCACTGATATGCCTTCTGGGACTGTTCTGAAATATCAATCATATTTCCATCCCTACCTGTGCGGCCTTTGGTTGCTCTATAAACATATCAGGCTGGTCGTAAGCCTTCTGGATACGCTCACAGGATATATCGAAATATTTCGGCTCGATCTCAATGCCTATGAACTTGCGGCCTAACTTGGCACAAGCTACTCCCGTGGTTCCGCTGCCCATAAATGGATCGAGGACAGCTTTTCCTTGAATATATTTTATGCAATTTTCAATTAGGGCTTTTGGCTTTTGGCTTTTATGGCCTGTCCAAATATCCCCCGTGAACGACGCCGCCACTGTTGAATTTATTAAATAGTAGCGGAACACTTTAAAATTAGCGTTGCCGTTGCGCTCAAATATAAATTCGTATTCGGAACCGCAGCCGGTTTTCTTATCCCAAACGTGTCGCGCTGTATATTCTAGCGGGAAAACTTCCTTAGTTGTCCAAAATATTAATTGCCTACATTCCATATTTTTGAATGGGTCTAGAATTCCATCATAATATTTATATTCATCTGCCAGCCAATCTGGATAAGGCGGGTCTGTCACGACAGCATCGACCTTGCCTAGCGTCGGCATAATCTCCAGACAGTCTCCAAGATACAGGGTGGCGTTTCCGATTACCTCCTTCATGCGTTAGCCTCTTTCGGCCAGCTGGGACTGTTCTGAAATATCAACCATATACAAACTCTATTTGGTCAACGTCTGTTTCTTTCTTAGATCTACTCCGTTGGTAATCTTCCCAGGCTGTAGATTTAAATAGCGCCTTGTGATTCACCCATCGTGCAAATTTCTTTTGGTAGGAATCTTCTTTATCATAAGGCATCACATACGGGTCGCAGCCAAATGAAGCCAGCTTCTGGACTCGGTACATATCCTCCTCCGGGGTTGTGTTAAATCCAACCAATACAAAAAAAGCCATCTGATACGCTTTAATTCCTGCGTCCCAACACCGCTTTAAACCAGCGTCTATTAATTTTTCTGTCCCCTTGCCAAACTGATCCCATGCAAAATAAACCTGTTTAGCTTTGCCACTTAAATTACGAAATTGAACCGACGCTAGTGCTTGGGCCTGTTCTTCAGTGATAATGCGGATGTTAAGACCCTGACTAAAACATACTTTCAAATTGAACTTGAGGACTTCATCTATACGATTTTGCCAGCTAGGATTCCCAAAGAAATCGTTGTCCAACAAAACAACAAAATCACTATCTCTTTGTTGCCAGATTTCATCTATGGTGTTTTCCTCATAAGGCTTCCCCTCCTTCTGAGGCACGACACAAAACTTGCATCGGAATCTGCACCCACGCATGGTGAATCCAATATTATGCGGATAATTGTATAGGCTATAATCTGGCGGCGACTTATCAATTTCGGGCGGCAGCATTGTCTTGTAATCCCAACCCGTCCCGCCGATTAACATTTTCTCGGCGTCCAGTTCCGACTTGTCCGAATATTCAAAAATTGTTGAAGCGTATATTGTGTCGTAAGTATCTGCCCACAGAGGGTCATACCAACGGACATCGTTGCCCAGCGCCTTATGGAAATGGCTTATTTTCATTAGCGCAAGATTGGGAATTTTTGAATCCAAGTCCAATAACCCTATAATCATGCATTAGCCTCTTTCGGCCAGATAATATCCGTCGCCCATTGCTCGCCTCGTATGTATCCCTCCTCAACTAACGTCGCCTTGTCCCGGCCAGCCGATTTAGCTATCTCGCTTAATCTGGTATCCACTTTTAGTTTAGTAAAATCTTCCTTATTTGACGGCGGCGCACTGTGACCCATTGCCAAACGGTCTTTGCACCTCTTTCTTAAATACGCCACACGTTTCCCCAAAGCCGGGGTTTCTTCTTTTTTAATTCTATCGAATGCGTCCTGTATGACTTCAGGTTTGAAATCTCTTGTAAGTTTAATGACAACGCTGAACGGTTCTTGTAAGTCCTCTTTCAACCAACCCCTTAATTCAGACCAATCATATGCGGGCTTTGCCGATTCTTTATCTAACTCTAACTCTAACTCTAAGATGGTACGTTTTTTGGCCTCTTTTTTTGTAGCGTTCGCTAGACCAGTTTCCTTGTTTTTCAGTGACTTAGCTTGTCCACCTAGGCTCCCGTTTTCTTTATTTTTGTTACTTTTTTCTTCGCTTTCTTGTAATTCTTTTGCCAATCTTTTGTTAAAAAACGTTCCATTTTGTAAATTAAAGTAAGGTTTGAGTTCCAGTTTCACCTTTTTCCATTGCCCTTTTGTAAGCCGTAGCAGCCGCGCCATGTCTTTATCGTTGTCTTCAAAACAAACCCTCTTGCTCCAGGTATGGGCAAGGATGTCGATATAACATCCCTTCGCCAAAGGACTTAAAGTGGCCGTATCTACGAGCCAGTCATTCGTATAAAACTTAAAATAAGGAAGTGTACTCATATGAATTCCTCCCTGATTTCGTTAGCTTTGTCCCACCAGTCGGGGCGTGTTTTCTCCCATTCGTTCACTCTCTTCACGCCGTTAATAATTGTGGTATGGTCACGGTTGTAGACGCGGGCGATTTCGGGGAGGCTTGAATGAGTCAGTTGACGACTCAGCCAATACCCTATGAATCTTGGAAAGCTGATATTTCTGGCTCTCTGTCTTCCCACCATTTCTTGCGTCGTAAGATTAAATTCCTTTTGAACGACCTTCCTGATTGATTTCAGGGGTTCGTCTTTACGGTCGTATCTAAAATTAATCCCAAAAAAATGCGCTGCGTCCCGTTCGCTAAAAATTGTCATTGTTCCCTCCTCCCTGTCGTTTAACTTTTGTTAAATGCTCGTCACAAAATGCAAAACTTTGTTTGAGACTGATCTCAGCGTGGCAGAATTTCCCGTCCTCCAGCCACTGGCAAAAACTAAAATTGCCCCTCTTTTCCCAGTCGCCTTTTTTTTCATGGAGACTTATCTCCCCGCTCCAGGCGCTTTTTAATTTCCTTCGCATCCCCATACGGGATAGCTTCCCCGCAACTGCCATGCGGTTCATTCCGATTTTTTCGCCAATCTTTTGAAAGGTCAGGCCGGTCTTCCAGGCGGCTATTAATTCTTTCTCTTTTGATTCAGCCCACCTCATCATATTCCCTCACTACCATTCTTGAATGCCTCGTGTGGTGGCTTTCCTTTTCGTTAGCTAACTTGAACCCTTCGGGGATTTCCTCGTTATGGCCTACCCACCGCACCTCCAGTGTCCACTCGTCCTCTTCGAGACCGTCGCAGCAATGCACAAGCCCAGCATGACAGCCTTCATAGTCGCAGGGGTATAATTGATTGGGGTTCGTTTCAGTTGAGGCGACAGTTAGGAGCCGACCCGGAATCATTGCGGCACCACAGCACTTGGGGCAGTTCATGCCTTCACCTCTTTGCGGCAAACACACTTACGAATACGATCAGGCCAACTACGGGCGTTGGCTAAATTATCCGGAAAATAAACTTCGATGTAACCCAGGCCTTTACACTTCGGACAATTTTTATCAGCGACCTTTTTCATGCTCTCACCTCGCGGATTTCAACTCCGTGGAGAGCTTCCACAAGCCTCTTTTTCAGCTTATAGACCTGAGTACGGAAGCCCTTCACGTCCTCGATTACCCATTGGTCACCCTCGTAGTAATCAAAGTCAGCCTTGTAGGTGCAGATTTTCTTTTCATTGATCTTGCACTCAAACGGATATTGTAATCTGAGATCGGAAATCTCGTTGGCTTTTTCCAAGAGCCTTAATTCCGCATACCGGCGGGCTTCGGCCTTGGAATCAAAAATAATCCCGTCCACTTCAGTTTTTATGTTCCTGTATTTAGACAAGACCCCACACTATCCCCGGTTTTCCAGACGGTGTTTTCCGCCGGTTTCCCGTGTCTTCTATCTTTCCTTTGGCTTTTAACTCCGAAGTTCTGGGCTGTATGTTGGCGTACTGCTCGTCTGTAACCAGGCAGATTTCATGGGTTGACATAGGGCCGCAATCTGAGAGGGCGTCTAATACAGTCTGGCGGAGAATTTTGCTTTTCGGCTTTATGCCTTCAGCCGCATTAATAGACGTATCAATCCCACGGTGGCCTGGAACGTTCGGGTATCTCTCAAATAAATCGAGATTACTCATATAGATCGCCTCATTTCGGCTCTCCATCCAGAAAGTCTAAAGGCGTTACATATCCACGGCTCCACTCCATGATCTGGCGCATGGCCTTTGGACGCGGAGTTCTTCTTCCCATCGCCCAGTGGCGCATTGTCTGGTCTATTACACCGAAATCCCGCGCAGCTTCGGCCACGGTCATTTCGTTTTTCTCTAAATATTTGGAAAGTTGCATACTAACTTCATAAACCAGAAGCTAGTAGTATGTCAACCTATTTGGTTTATTATTTCTATTCTGGTTGGTATGACGCCAACACCACAGCGATTATTTGGGTGTCGTCTTCGCCGTCATCATTTTGAGTGAATCTTATAGATGAGTGTGCAGGATTGTTTGAATCAGGCTTCAGCCATCCCTTGCCGTCTTCATCTATGATCAGTTCCTTGCAGGTTGCCTCAATCAACCCCTGCTCGGAGCGTCTTTGGACTATGACACGTTTGCCGAACGGGAGACGGTCGTTTACAGGATCATATTTGGAACATATTAATAGCGATTTATCCGCGTAACGAAGGTTCATACTGTCGCCTCTGATCTCCAGGGCGAAGACTTCTATGTCTCTGAATCTCATATCAGGCGGCACATTCACGGTGTATTGCTCGTCTTCCGGGAGTTCTACCGCCTCGCGCCAATCACCGGCCTGGACGAACCCGACGCACTTAACTGAGGTCAAGCTGCCTTTCGTAATTTCAACGTCCTCGAAAAGAAGCTCGACGGCCAAACAGTTAAGATGAAGTGCGAGCCTCTCAGCCCACTCAACATTTAATTTTCGGACCCCCAATTCTAGTCGTCCGATTTGTTGTCCAGACGTGCCAGCGAGTTCAGCGAGTTTCACCTGAGACAGGCCCGCTTTTTTTCGGAAATGGGCAATTTTATTCACAACATTTTAATTTTAGACCAAATTGTTTTATTTGGCCACGCCATAGATATACGCCAAATTGGTTGACATAAGCTTATTTGGTCTATATATTACATCTAATATGGTGGAAAGGAGAACCACAATGCTTGATTTAAGCTCACCAGTACCCAGAGACCCAGGCCTCACTGACGGTGCGCGGGATGACTTGATTGTAGCCCAGGGCGAGTTGGAAAAAGCCCTCCCCATACTAAGCAGTCTAAAAAGTTTACTTCGCTACGCGGAGTATTTGGGCGCTGACGTTGAATTCCAGAATGAATGTCAGGAGATCCTTAGGTCGATCAATAGCGCCATTGAAGAAATCAATGAAAGAGTGGGAGAAGAATAATGCCTGCAAGAAAAGATATTGCGATAGCGCAACCAAAAAGCAACCCAACGCCTGTTGAT